TTACTTAATATCGTGATACCAGCGCGTTTCGTAAAAGTCTTGGTGCCCTCCACTAGTATTACCTTTAGCGTCATTTGTTGCACGTGTCATTACGATGACTGACTTACCACTAAACTGTTTCGCATTAAAGTTCACATCGTAACCAACACTTCCAGTTGTTCGATAGGCTGCGTTTACATCTGGTCTAGCAATTCCAGGTGCTTTTTGGCGTGCTAACTCTTTGCGAGTGGTCCGATCAATAATAAATACATATTGATACTTATAATTAGCGATATGCCAACCACGAGCCTTCAAGGTGTTTCCGATTCTCCCCCATTGATCAACATGAGCATGGTTTCCTTTGCCATCGTTCATTACAGAATATCCTGATCCTGCGGTAGTTGGGTCTACGGGTTTGCTTGGAGTCGGTGCAGGCTTGTTCTCGTTTGATTCAAACCCATACTTCACATCATGCGCAAATTGCGCTTGAGACACACCCTGACTTGCTAAATAGCCATACGGGTCCGTATGATCGCCCCACCAATTCGTAGAAATGTATTGGTGACTGATGACCCCTTTGCCGCCTACTGGACTGTCTACAGTAAGAGGAATATTAAACCGTTTCGCACTGTCACGAATTAATTCAATGTAAACTTTATAGTTCTGTTTAAAGAGCGCTGGGTTGGGTGTGGCTTGTAACTCAATTTGTACGGGAGAATTGGAATTCGCATACGAACCACCTCCGTACTGCACATAACCTGGTTCACCTACTTGGTAAACAATTCCATCACCAACGATATAAGCAGTATAGGCATTTGCCCAATTCCGTTTCATGAAGGTCGCTTCGTTACGACCTGTTGCATTTGGATTTGCAGTATCATGCGCCACAATATAATTTGGATTCGCTCGGATTGAACTTCCCTCACCAGGGCCTAAATTAAATTCGTTATTGATGGTATATGCAAAACCTGTTGTCGGCAATAAAAAAAGAGCCATTAAAAGGCTCAATAAAGTAATTTTCTTTTTCATTCTAGTCCTCCTTGTTGTAGTTGCTTGCACTTTTGACAGTAACTGCTCCCATAAATGTAGTAAGCAATGTCAAGGTAGTGACTGCTATTTCAGTGTTATCCCACCCATATACCTTTCCTAACCCTCCAACTAATGTTGTGACGGCCGGCATAAGCACCATTACAATCCATTTCATGTTGTCATACACTTTATTGCTTAAATTCAATTTATTATCCCCTTTCCTTATATAATGTTTTAATCTTCTCAGAATGTTCAATCAAGCGATCGTTATGAGAATCCAACCGTTCATCGTGTCGTTGTAATTCGTCATGGATGTTTGTTCGATCTTCTTTACTTGCTTGTAAATCACGATTCAATAAATCTAAACTGTGAGTCATTTTGGTCAAGTTCTCACTTATCTTGTTGAAGCTATTCATAATGGGTCGAATAACTGTTAGCACAGCTACGCCGATTACCGTTAGCCATTCAATCCACCTTGTAACTAATTCAATGTTCAACACATGCCTTTCCACCTTCCAATCAAAATGAATAGCCTCGCTCAAAAACGAGGCTAAAAAAATAAGCCTAATAGGCTTGTCCAGTAATCTTCTCAAATTGTGCTTCCGTAATACTGTCGGGTACAAATTCTCTTACTTGTTTGATTGTAAAACAGCCCCAGTCATACATCATCTTTACATCTGTGTAGTTAAACATTAGGCAGCACCTCCAAGTTGAGTTTTGATTCCTTCGATTTCTTTCTTCAACGCCACATCATTTAACATCAGCTTCCCGTTTAATTGCGACATGGATTCTGCTTTCTTTGTTAAAGCTTCGTTTGATTCTTTTAAAGCTTGATTCTCAACTTGAATGCCGGCAGATATGTTTTCTAGCAACTCTAACTTCTTCGAATAATCTTGAGTCACGGCTTCTTCCCATTTTCTCTCCGCAAAATTATAAAATTGAGATTGATCATTTTCTAGACCAACAAGTGGTTCTTTTTGAACAAATGGTAGCATCACTGGAAAATCATCAGAGACTTCATGTTTCTCAAAACCTAATGGATATAAAACCTTATAAATCGTCTTCATAAGTAAACCCTCCTAATTTTTTGCTTTATAGAAAAACCTACCAATATACCAAGTAGATTTAACCAAAGTTGTTCGTGCGGCCATTTTGTTTTGCGTTGCCTTAATCAACGCTGTTGAACCACTATACGACGTTACAAAATCCATAAACTCTGAGTCACATGCTAAATCGCTATTTAATCCATAAAATATATTTTGATCTTGCGTAATATCTCTATCAGCTCGGACCTGAAAATTCAAATCGACAAAGACATAAGGACCGTGACGATTAAACTTAATTGATCCAGCTTGAATTTCTGGTGAAGTTTCCGAGTCGAAGGTTTGACTAGCTGTTTCAGCAGTCATCACTGAAAGTCCACGTAATTGAAGGCCATCCTTAAAATTCTTTGTACCCAAAACCGTCTCATTTCCCACGGCTCTCACTAATTTCCCGTCAATGCCATCAATGGCATCCGCGTGAGTTTTAATGTACTTGTACCCGTCGCCATCTTTTAATTGCACAATTTTTGTCATTATTCTGCCTCCCCTACTTCTTCAAAGGTAAAACTTTGAAGAGTGTCTAGTTTTTGTTTGTCTTCTTTGGCCATCAGACCATTCTTATCTGCCGTTGCAACTTCAGTAGTTGTTGCATCCACTCCATCTTTTCCTTTAAGAGAAATTAGCCATTGTGACTCCGTCCCTTGGAAGCCTTCAGCGACGGCTATCTCATAAGCGGAATTCCCATCTTTGCCATCCTTACCAGGGCCAATATTAGCGATTTGAGAATCCGTGTAGGCTTGCGCACTTTGAAACGCTTCGGCTGCCTTTTGGTCAACATAGACCTGATTCGCTCCACCTTCCGCAAATCCTGGTGTACTGATGTAACCGGTATTTGATATGGAAATATTCGCTCCTGCGCGATAATTCATCTGTATATCGGCAGATAGAACATCATCAGTCATGGTCAATCCGTCACCGACTCGGACGCCGCCCTTTTGAAATTCGGAAGCTGTTGGCAAATCATAGTTGCCTGATCCACCAGTGGAGCTGATTTCTCCATCTTCAGTGATAGTGATATTTTCTCCTGCAGTATAATTTTTTAGTGAATCCAATTTATTTTTCAGTTCTGTTGAAAAATTGTTGTCCGTCTGTTTAATTGCAGATAACTTTCCTGTAGCTTCATCAATTGCTAATAGATCTCCTAGTTTGATTCCGCCTAATTTATCTACTCCAGCAATTGGAAGTACATAGTCGCCTTCTCCAGAATTCAGGATCTTCTTATACATCTCAGCAGTAATGATGCCGTCCTCAGTTTCATTCGCGTAAGGCAATTTTGTGATGGCATTTTCCAGACCGAGATCGGATTTAGTAATCACGATAGCACCAATTTTTCCGTTTACAGAAACCACTTTAGACTGACCGGAGATCATTTTTTCAAGCCCTGAAACGGCTGATACGTCAGTCATCGGAAAGAATTGATACTTCACACCAGTCTCTTCGTCAGTCTCCATCATGCGTTTAATTTCCGTCACTTAATTTCACCTACCTCTACTAACTTGAACACATTTTGCTTCGGATCATCTACTGTGGCGATCACAAGCGCCCCTTCTGAAATTGTTGATTGAACGTCTTTGATGAACTCAACTTCATGATTAGTAGAAAAGGCATCATCTTGAAGTATCTCAACTACTTCAATGTGTCCATAAGGAAGTGTGTATAGCGTTTCTCGAAGTTTGGTAAAGAGATATTCCGCATCTGATTTTAAGCGTTTCGTAATCGAATCATGCCTTACACCGTTGATATCCACTCGGGCATCCATCAATTCCGATATCATGACGCCGCCTGGATCAACAGATCTTAATATATCCTTGATGGATTCAAACCACGTCAGATAGTCCGTTTCTTGCCCGTTACGCCACGCTTCAAATGTCGTTTGTTGGTACTCACGCCATTTTTCAAATTCTTTTTTGCGTGCATTCATCCAGTCGGTAAAGTCTCCTTGGTTTTCATTAATGAAAGCTGCCATATCGGCAATAAGGTCTTCCACAGACTGCCAGTAGGAACCCATCTCACCTTCTGTTTTGCTTACTGCCCGAACAACAAAATAGGCGAAGTCTTGTGTTGTTGCAATCACATCTTCCCCTTTATAAAATATGAAATTAGCCGTTTGTTCGTGAATAGCCTGTAACGAGTATTCATCGAATGTATATTGAATTTTCCCGGATTTTGCATCAATAATTTTCGCTGCACGTTGAATCGCTGCACCATTGGTAAGAATCGCCTCTAAATAAGCCTTGCACTGCGATAAATCGACCGGCAACCCATTCTGAGTGATGGTGGCTTCCATCACTTCTGAGTTTTTATTACCTTGTCGAACATTGATCATTCCAACATAGTTGTAAGACTCTGTCGTACTTAACGTGACATTCCATTTAGCCATTAATTAATCACATCCTTTCTATTCGTCCATTGGTGCTTGTCCATGAATAAAGTCTGTTGGTTCTCCACTAAAATCTGGTGGAATAATCACCGAGGCAATTGTTTCGCGTCCCATATATTCACGATCATATTCAGCGACAAACTCACCTAGTTCTCCTTTTTGTTCATAGGTTTGAATCATTCCGTTTTCTAGTCCCCTGATTACAGCACAGTGCCCATATTCTTCATGAGTAGTAAAACTATCACTGATTTGAACGCCTCTTTCAAAACAAAGAATAGAGCCAACTTTTAAATCCTCATACTGCGGATTCATAATTACTGACCAACCAAATTCATGCCATTTGTAGGCAATCCCGATGTCTGATGCTGAATAGATCAACTCGTCGTTTACGGGATCGAGGTGATCGTAATACGTTCCTGCACCTAAATCAGGCCCACACATAATTCCACTAAACTCAGCAGCTACTGCATAGCATTGATAGTTACCAATTGATGAATTAATCTTGCTCTTCAAATGATTTAATCCTTTATCATAAATAGCCATCACTTTCCTCCTATTTCACTGCCCTGGCTAAGCATCTATCTCCGCCTAGAAGAGATCCAAATGAGTAACCAATCGTTGAGGCGTTCACACCACTGTATCGACCATCACCACCCATTTGAATAATTTGTGTGTCATTCCCATGATATTGCTCTAATAAAATAGCAGTATGCCCGCTTGAACCGGCACCTCCACCGACGTTATAGATAACCACGTCTCCGGCTCGTGTTTGTTCTGGCGAAACCTCTTGAAGCCAGCTATGAGTACTTCTTGCATCACTAGCCATACTACCTGTGAACCATTGCATGTTTGCGGGTACTCGATATCCAGCCATAGCAAGAACTAACCAAACGTAGCCAGAACAGTCAGTAACACCGTTTCGGTTTGGATTAGCCACTGAACCGATGTATGCCTCACCATGTATTAGTTGATAAGTAAAATAGCCCAATAAGCTTTTCGCGATCGATACAATATCGCTGTTTGCTTGTGGTATTTTCAAGTCTTTGAACTTGTTGTACCAATAGACCGCATATCCTTGTCTGTCGGGATGTGAATCTCTTGGACGTTCGAAGTTCTTTTCAAACACATAGGCTGCCTGACTCGGATCAGTTATGGCTTTAAAACCTGCAACAGTAGTTGGAGCTACCGCACCTATCCATTGACCATTTGAGTTGGCCCAATCAACTAATCTCATTTGAGGTGCCATTTCACGATAGTTCCCAGCAATTCCAGACACCCTGAATAAACTTTGAACGTAATCACGTCCGTTACTCGTTGCTGGCACACCCGCAATAGGATATGCGGAACCATCAAACTGAATAGCACCATATGCTGGACCACCAATTTGATCAATATCAGGATTCATGCTAGGTCCTGCTTCACCGTTAATATTCCCTAGAATACCGGCTGCTGCAGCAGGGGAATATCCTAAACTTAGTAACGTCACCCAAGCTTGCCACGCAAACTTCTCAGCACTTGTTTGCACTTCAGCTGGATATTGTCCATTCCATCCATTACCTTGACCACCTGGCGATCCGCTAGAACCACCGCCTTGTCCAGGGAAGACTTCGCGACCACCGAGTCTTAATTTACCGTTAGCTATTTCCACATCCCCGGTTATCTTTACTGGTCCTTGTATCGTACCAGCGACTCTAAATTGTTTTAATACTCTCAAGTCACCATGGATATCCATATCGCCATAATGACCTGTAGGTGCAGTACCCGATAGAACAAACCCTTTGTTTTTTGATGGGGAAATAAGAATATATTTCTTATCACCACTAGTTCTAATAACTAAAGCATTGTCTTTGAGAGGAGTAGCAGTTGCCATATCTGGAAAAGGATTTCCTATTGAATCTGTTGTTCCTATTGTTCCAATTTCGCCATTCTCACTCCAAAATTGCATCCCCTTTTTTGTGAGCTCCATAATTTTCTTTTTATTGTTCCAAATTTGTAGAGTTCCTTTGACAATTTTCAAGATGTCGCCTAAGTCATTAATTGAATTTTCTAAAACGTCTGCTTGGATAATTCCTACTTTAATAAAGTTGGCTACAATCTCACCTTTACTGGTAATTGCCACATCAAAGGGACCATTAACGCCATTGGAAGAGTAAGCTAGTCCTCTCAAATTCCAGCGCCAAACTTTTTTTGCTGTAGATACCTTTGCTGTGTCCATAATTAGGATTTCTTCAGGCGCTTTTTCTGGACGAAAAACGACATGTCCACCGGAATTACCAGTGATCCATGCCGTTGCGTTTAGAACGTTCGTTACTAATGTTTCAGTTCTATTATCAATTTTTTTCTTTATTTCTTGCGCTTGTGTCTCAACTCGCGACGTGTATAGCGAAAGATCATTTCCTAGCACTATATCTTTGAATTTTCTCAAAGTTGGAAACCATGTGTATTCAATCATTCGCTCTTCTATTTCTTCATCACGATCAATCACTTTTACATGAGCGGTATCGCCAAAATGAAGTGTTGCTAAACCTTCATACAAATCGCCGTATTCAATCGTATGCTCCAAAGCAACCATTGAAATTTCGTGAGTAGCTTTTGGATCTTGAATTCGATCATTTGTAAATAATGTATTCCCCCATTTTTTCAGGTCGTCAATTGTTTTACATTCAGAGTTTTCTCTTTTAGCAATCCGCCGATTACTATCATTAACTCCTGCTATTTCAAGATAACTGAATGTAATGGGATCTTTATCTGCATCATAATCATTATCGGGAACACCCCCAACAAGATAAAGAGAATTTACTATTGATTCTTCATCAACTTCTGAATCAATTGCCTCAAGATTTATCCCTAAATCAATACGAAAACCATTGTCAGCTCCGATTCTTTTGACTAGTCTCAAATTGAAATTGTCCATATCAAGTTCTGCACCAGTTACACCAACTAAGTTTTGATTTCCATTGTTTGATCCAATCAACGCTTCTATAGGTTTCACTTGCTTCGCTGTAAACTGGTGCGTGGTTCCTACATTGGAGGTGTATATAAATTTTTGTTTAAAAGCTAAATTATTTTGCAGACTACTCATAATCTGCTGGCCGTTTCCAGAAGCAGTAAACGACAAATCAATAAAGTTTCTATTAGCCATATAGCTAACATGACGACCAGTAACCGAAACGCTAGTCAGATTTTTTTTTACTTTCGATATTTCAAAGTACTGCCAAGACCCATCTTCAACTACCGCTTTGACAAAGTTTCCTTTTTTTAAATAACTTCTAAATTGTCCTTTACGACGATAATTCCCGTAAAAAGTGTAAGCACCATTTATCGCTCTGTTTACTTCTGGTAAATCATCCCAATCAGTAAGTGCTACACCATTGATAGACAAATCATCTGGAATAGAGGTGTAACCATAAATAAATTCTGTACCACTCACAGCCACACACTCCTAACAAATAATTTTGCATCTGAAAAATTTCCTTTAATGCTAATGCTGGATTGCTCTGAATTATTCTCGAGCCAATCGCCTTTGGTAAAAAGGGGCACCCCACCCTGCATGACCTTACCTTTTTCATTGTCTACCGTTACTAAACCTGCCAAAGTATTTAAAACTGTCAGTTTTTTATCTGCAATTTGCAGTTCGATCGTTCCGCCTTTGCTCGTGATTTCAAGATAAGGTTTGCTCTTCTCCTGCCCAGGATCATGAAAGAAATTAGATCCTGAAACAAGAGGGATCGGTGTCTCATTTACTTTTCGTCTGAATGGTTGGCACCTAAATACAATGTCGAAGGTGTAAAAAACGCCCCACTCATTTTGAAAATCAATTGGCTTACTCATCATGCAAATACACTCGCGGTACTTGTCCAAATCGTTGTGGGTGATTAAGCGGCCCCAGCCATGTAGCCACTTTTTCACATCGTGCAATTTATCGTATGGAATTGTAATGTCCTTGATTGGTAAATCATAGGCTTCATAGTCTCCAAAAGTTTCATGGAGCTCTCCGGATCTCCCAACAATCTCTGAGACTTCATATCTCACGTTTGGGGATACTTCTTGTATCTCAGATTCGATGATACAGCCCATATCACGGGCTGCATTGTAGTTGTTCCATATGAAGTTTGGCTCATCTGATTTAGTGAATTCGTATAAACTCATTACCCTGGAACACCTCCCAGATCATAGATTGCCTGTCGGCTGGCTTGTTCTAATTTCCGGTTCATCCGATTAAGTTCCGAAGGGTTGTTTGCGTCAACTTTATCAATATGAACATGCTGTTCAACTCTTACTTCTCTTGGACTAGGAGTATTTTTCTTTTCCGAATCCGACAATGGTGTAACAGTTGTTTTACCGTTTTTAACTGTCATTAGCTCAGGACCAGCTTCTCCGACAACTGCTTGACCATTAATTAAATGGCCGCCCTTAGCAAGGTAGGGAATCTGGGAAATATTGAATCGACGGCCGCCAACTTTTGGCACCCACTTAGGAATTTTTATATTATTTAATCCCCCTAGAAACCCATTGATCAAACCGATCATTGCGTTAATAGGTGCTTTGACCATTGCAGCAATACCTTCGAATATTCCTCCAAATATATTTGTCACGCCTTGCCATGCACGGGACCAGTTCCCTGTAAATACACCTGTAATAAAGTCAACTATTCCATTTAGAATTCGCATACCAGCATTCTTGAAGTTGTTGAAATTAGCGATTATACCTCCAAATACATTACTGATATATCCACCTACAAACCTAAGTGCTTGAACACCAACATCTCGAACGCCACGGAAAAAGGCATTCACGCCATCATGAAACCATTTGACTTTGTTGTATGCTAAAACCAATCCGGCGATTAGCAAAACAATACCCGCTATAACTAGCAAGAAGGGGTTCGTTGCAAATGCTATTTTCATTGCTGTGAAGACACTTTGTAATGCACGAATACCACCAGCCACTTTGGTCACTGAACCCATTAATGAACCTAAAACAATAAGAACAGGTCCAACTGCAGCAACGATGGTTCCGATTGTCACAATCCAATTTTTTGTATCTTGATCTAAGCTTTGGAACCATTGCGCAAAAGATTTCACAGCCTCTGCTGCCATTTGGATGTATGGTGCAAAAACCTCTCCTACATCAGACCCGGCAAGCATTAGTTCGTTCATAGCGTTTTGATAGGTGACAGTTTCTTGCATCTGGTCAGACATTTTTTTGCCAGAACCAGTTACATTGTCATACGCACCTTTCACACCATCTGTTGCTTCTGAAACTCCGCCCATTGCTTCAATAACTTTTACGGCGTTATCTTCACCTAACGATCCGAAAATCGCTGACACCAACGCGGCTTTTTCAGTATCGTCTCCTACTTTGGAAATTTTCGAAGCCAACGCACTAAAAATTTCTTCGTTGGAAGAACCTCCATCTTTCATGGTTTGGTATAGATTTTGCCATTCACCGCCCAAGTCTTGTACGGCCTTTTCTATGGTTCCATCAGAAATACGCACACCGAATTCCTTAGCTACATCGTTGACTTTATCCAGGTTATAGGCTCCAGCTTGGAGGCCTGACTCTAGAACTTCGAACATTTCTTTTGCAGAATAACCATTCTGTTTGAATTGAATAGCATATTCGCCCAAGTTATCTCCAAGTTCGTGAGACTTATCTAACCCGCGTTGGGAAGCCTTAGTTATATAATCCATTGCTTCTTGGCCTGTCATGCCAAAATTAGTCATCAGTGCATTCGCACCTTTTAAGGTTTCTTCATAATCTGAACCGAAGGTTGTTTCAAGGCTTTTAGCTTGCAAAACAATTTCTTGTATAGCGTCAGTACCAGCATCTTTCATTTTAGGCATTTGATTCATTAATTGAATGACTGATTCTTTCGCTTCATCAATACTTCCGACCATCCCACTAGCAAAAATGTTTTCCATTGCTGTATTCAAATTTTGAGCACGATCTTCTGTCATGCCAAAAGAAGCCTGTATTTGTGTTTGCGCTGTGCTGAGATCGTTCGCTGTCTTAAAACCTGTTGCAGCAATAGCTACTAACGGCGCAGTCACTCCAACAGACATTTTTTCGCCAACACCTTTGACCTTATCGCCGGCTTCTTCAATTTTTTGCAATTTCTTCGCTGTATCGATTGAAACGTCGCCCTGTTTTTTTAGGGATTCGTTTGTGGCATCGAGAGCATCTTTTAATTTATTTTCTCCTGTTTGAGACTCAAGCAATTTTTTATAAAGCTTCTCAGATTCTGTAGAATATCTTCCTGTTTCATCAACTGATTTCTGATATGCCTCTCTTAATTGCTCAGTTCTTTGACTTGCAAGTTGAACTTGTTTTTCGAGCTTCTGTTTAGCTGCTGTTAATTTTTCAGTTTGTGTTGCGTCCTTATCCATTGCAGATACCTGGTTTTTGTACTCGGTAGCTGCTAAGTTCATTTCTTTATTGATTTCTTTGACCGTTTTGGCATAAGAAACTTCACCGTTGGTTTCAAAGTTCAAAATTACATCTGATTCTTTTTTGCCCATCTTAGCGCTCCTTTCCTACCACCAAGGACTTTTATCCATCGTGATTGATTCCGGTGGATCAAAGTCGGTATTGTTTTTTAGCCAATGGATATAAGATTTAAGCCACAAGTTAGGTGTAGACTTCAAAAAGAAACCCTCACTCCAATTCAATAGAGTAAGGGCTACGTAAAGATAGAAGCTCCAAGGGGTTCCTATCTCTTCTGATTCTTTTTGTTTTTGTTTCTTTTTTGTTGTGCTTTTTGAAAGTCTTGTGGCTTCTTCGATTTTTTTATGTCTTCCACCTGAAATGTTTGATCGGAAAAAATTTCCATGCAATCTGCATATGCAGTGAGTACCTCTCCATTCATACCTAAGAATTGAAAGATTGTCTGCGGTGATTCTTCTAAACCGCCTGTTCGCAGCATGCCGTAGATTAGTGCACGCATGATTTTTAGGTCACTTGCTTTTAATGTATTAGCAGCAATACGTCCACCACTTCTTCTGATCATATCGTTCATATCTTTTTCAAACACGGAATAGTCTCCGCCATAAATATCAGCAATATGTTCCATCGTTTCCATAGTGAAAACCACAGGAAACTTATGGCCTTGAATCGTGATTTCTCGTGAATTAGTTAAATCTTCAACATGAATTCCATAATCGGCTAGTCTTGCCATTACTGGCCACCGCCTTCAACTGGAGGTGTTAGTGCAGCTAACGTTTTCCACTGATCTTCATCATAAATCGGTTGCTTAATAAATTTCTCGAATAAACTTAGTGAAGCCCCATCCCGATTGGAATCAAAACTGGCATACATGACATTATTGAACTTCAATCCTGTGGCAACCAAATTAGCTGTCACATCATCAATTTTTGTCTCGTCTTCAGCAGTAGCATATTCTTCATCAATTACGTTGGAGAGTTGCGTGTTTGGATACCACACTGCTTTTTTTCCACCATTTTCAATGTTTCCGATAAAACCAAACGCAAAGTAAGGATATTCACGCGCCTTGTTTGTTGCGAACGTCACACCACTCTCTGCGATTAATCCTTTCAGTTCATCCATAACCTCGATCGGAATACCAACATGATCCAAACCTAGTTCATGTTTAGTTTCTCGACTTACCCGACGAAACATTTTGCTGGAAGCCCACTTTTCCAAAGCCGATCCATTGCCTTTTACAGCTAGTTTTGTGGCGATCGGCAAACGTACGATTTCTGCATAAGTCGGTGCAGTTCCAACCATATCCGGAGTTTTCATCATTGCGATTAAAATGTCGTCTAATCCTTCAAAATAAAAAACATCTTGTTTTCCCAAGGAAATCATCCTTCCCATAATTCAATTATTTTTTGAGTCATAATACTTTCGATTTCATTTTTGTTTTGTTCGTATGTGCCGCTGGCAAAATGTTGCGCGCGTTGGCTTGCTGTTCCGTTTTCAGCAAATCGCCAATAAAAAGCTGTTTCTTCAAACGAAACCGTCACACGATCTTCTTCGATCGAAACTTTAATTTGATTCGCCATATGTTTTTTCTTTAATAGTGACTTTGGTACATTAGGAATTAGCTGTTTCATATAGAATTTTGCTGCGTTTTCTAAAGACTCTATTGATACTTTTTTTGCATCAACTTTAGCTAGTGTCCCTAAGTAGTCGGCCATATCTTGAAATCCATTATTATTACTAGCCATCTTCAATTGTCCTCACTTGAATAAAGAAATTGGTCACTGTATCGTCATTTTCGTCTCCGACAATTGACATTACACCGCTAGTAGTCACATGATTTGCATCTAAAACTTTCATAATAGGTCGAAAGTCTTTTTCGGTCCCTGTTGTAAACAAAGAGACTTGATAAAGTGGCATATACTTAAATACTCGACCGCTTGCCATTTTCGCATCCTCAGAGATAAACGAGTAGACAATGTATGGATATTCTTGATTTTTCGGTGCTTTATCTCGAAACACAGGATACTTTGTTGCCTTCAATAACTCCCGAAGCTTTTCTAAATTAATCGACATAAGCCAGACTCAGCTCCATTTCCCGTTTATCCATATTTGTGTAAATACGAGTGATGTTATACGTCACATAATCAATTCTAACGGCGTTTAACTTCTCAGTGATAGATTTATCCCACCGAACTTTAATCCGTCTGACAACGTCGGTTTTTGCTTGTTTTGATAGATATTTTTCTTGAGCGGTTACACCCAACTCTTCATAAAAGATTCTTCGACTGAGTTCATAAATTACCGTTGGCCGGTCATCTTCATCCTGATCGTTTTTAATAGTCATGAGTTCTCCAACCCATCTAAGATTATTCGTTTGTCTCTTCGGCATTTTCTATCACCCCTTGGATAATAAATGGCGTAATCGCGTTCAGTGCTTTGTCCAGTTCATCTTCCGCCACTCGATATTCATAGGCGATTCCAGCAACCATCAAAACCAAGTATTCCTGTTGTCCACCCGTTGCCGTTTGGACATACTTCTTCGCCATATCCAAATAAAAAGAGAGCATGGAAGTATCCATACCCTCTTCAAAATGAATATGCGCCCTGAATTTTTCTTCTAAAGACAATTCTTTAGAGTCATCGGCCATGATTATTCACCGCCGCCAGCTGGCTTTTTAATTTCGTAGCGGTAAACTGCTGGTTCAAATGGTGAATAAACTAATTGTCCATCTAACAAATTGTAGATTTGAAAACCGATTTGGTTCTTACCTGAAAATTTTTCGATTAGTTTTTGAATCTCCATAGCACCGATCACTTCTTGAATCTTGAATGCTGAGAAGTCACCGAAGTATAAAATGGGTGTATCAGGTTCACCTTTCTTGTCAGCCGCGTCTGTCCAGTCAACTGGGTATCCAACTAATTGATAGCCAATGCCGCCTTCCGCTTGTGCGAATGGACGTAGTAAGGGGAACCCATCATCTGTCTTCATCTTCTCAATCGCTGTTAAAGCAGCACGATTGATAATGAAACGACCTTTCTTCATAATTTCAGTTACAGGCGTGTTTTTAAATTCAATCAAAGCATCGTACAATTTTTGACCCGCACCTGCAGCAGTCAAGTCTAACGGTTTTTCAAAAGCTACAGCTTTTTTAGCTAACGCCCCTGCATTTTCGTTCCCAGCATCGTCGCCATTAAACATGTAGTTGATTTCTTTTCGAACATAGGCTTTCTTCAATTCTTCAACGACAATGTTTTCAACTGGCACACCCGACATCTTCAATAGCTTTTTAGTCACTGTTGCTAATGCGTCGAATTCTGCTGGATCAAGCAAGATTTCATCGAATTCAATTGCTGTTTCAGGAATATCGGTTGTACGCTCTTTCTTAGTAACATTAGCATCCGCCTTTTTAACTAAGATCGGATATTTAACATTACCTGCTGTGCGAACAACTGTACCGTATTTACGAAGTAAGTTTTCTTCTTGAGCGTATGTGATCACTTCAGAGGCGATTACTTCTGGAACAGTCACTGACCCATTGCCCGCTTCAATCCCTAACGCACGTGCTTCTTGTTCAGTAATATTCCCAACTACCAAATCAGCAAATGCTTTACGAATTTGTTGGCTACGTTTCTCTTGGGTCATACGTGCACGAGTTTGCAGCCCGTTTTGGATTGAGCTTAGTAGCCCGTCGCGTTGCTGTTGGGTAATCATTCCAGCACGATCTTCGGGTTCGTCTTTCGGATCATCAGCAGGTTCTGGCTCATCTTCACCAGAGCGATCTTCTGGATCATCTGCAGGATCGGGTTCATCAGCTGGTTCCTCTTCACCTAATTGATCGGCAATATCTTGCAATTCGTCAGTTACTTTTTCGATTTCATCTTGAACGTTGCTCAAATCAGCATCTCGAACTGTCCCGTCTTCTACTTGACGACGAAGGTCTGATAAGCGTTGTTCATTACGTTTTTTCATTTCCATTAATAATTTACGAGTTTCAGGGTTCATTTGTTTTCCTCCTAAGCGCTTAGCGCACGATCTATTTTTTTGATTATTGCTTTTCTTTGACGCAATGTTTCTTGAAATTCCTTTTTGCTACGCGACAATGAAGCCTCCGTATCGTCATAAGCGGGTAAAGAGACGATCGAGACTTCGTATAGCTCAACTTCATTGATTGTTCGTTTCACCGGTGTGCTGTCCCAATCCCATGATTCATTGGTTGGAACAAAGCCAAAACTGCATTGATTGATGTCACCTCTAGCCATTGATTCGGCAAGGTCTTTAGCAACGGATGTATTCGGTAAATCAACCTCAAATTTCAGCCCACGATCATCTTCAGACAATCGAAGCGTGCCACTTTTTGTACGGCCCAAAACTTTTCCCCAGTTATGGTCAAATAAGCAGCGAATGTCAGAATTGGCCAATGCTCTTGAAAAAGCTCCCGGCATGATTGTTTCTTCCAAATCTTCATAAATCATTGCTGGACTATTGAATACTGCTGCATACCCAGTCGCCGATTGAGTAGCCCCATCTTCCAAACTTCTTGTTGTCAGGTCAGTGATATCAAACGTCCGAATTTCCTTTTTCGCCATTCTTATCACCTCCCTTCAAATCATCCTCAGTGGTCAGTGAATTATCAGTTGCGTCATTCTTACCGATTTCAGAAAGGTCATTCGATATATAAACTGTTTGCGTAGCTGGAATATCTTGTTTAGGAAACCCGAGCATCTCAGCAACATTGTCTGGAGTCGTAATTCCTGTTCGGACAATGTTATATCCAATATTTGTTTTGGTTGAGTAAGGGACAAAATCTAAAATATTAATTTTCCACTCAACCTTGTACCCAGAATTGGGCATAAAAAAAAGAGCGCTATAATGTTCGCTCTTGTTCTTCAGTATTGGTTTGACAGCCTTATTATGCAGGTACATCATGGCTTTTTCGATATCCGTTTTCATTAGTGCTTGATACGTTTCAACGTTAATTCCTAAAAACTTTCCTAAATCCTTTTTATAAACGCCCAAGTAATTCATGATGGCGGCATCATCGACTGGACTTTTCAATGTCTCGATCGAATAACCTTTACCTAATGGGATCATTTTGACCGAATGACTATTTTCATCTTGAACGCCTTCTAACTGGTCAAGTATCTTTGAAACAATTTTTGTTTGCGCACTATTATTCGGGTTAATGTGTGCATCCAGCTTCAACAGGAAAGCGAGTAAACCACCTTTAGTGTATTTATCTGTTAAAACATTTTCGGCGCTTAAAACGCCCTCTAGTGTATTTTTGGCTAAATCAATAATTCCCGCGCCTTTTAATGCATCCACTCCAACATTTTTAATATGGCGAATCATGGGTCCGGGTATTGTTTGACCGTTCATCTTAAACTGTTCCACTAGTCTTTCGTTCAATTCCGTTTGGATGTTATACCCCAAATGAAGTTGGTCGGAGTCCGTTATCGGAAACACTTCACCATTAATCAGGAGCGTGTTAGTCTCTAACTTTGAAAATTCAAACCCAGTTAGATAATCATTTGGTTTTTGTAGGATTGATAATAAATGGTGATTTTTGACTTCTTTTCCATCTGGTCCAATAACCACCGGTACTGCTAATGCGACTTGATTAGAGATGTCTTGCACTAACTCGTAGACATCTGATGACTCCATGATTGAATCATCAGAAACGTATCTCATACCATATCGGCTCACTCGACCATAAATATCATTTAACGCGCCACGTTTTTCCATAAATGAATAAACTGCATTTGATACACGATCACGTAATTTCAATTTCTCACCACCTTCCAACGGAACTATTTATAAAAGTGTTACATCATATATCTCAGTAATAAGTTGTTTGGTTTCCTCAAACTCATCATCTTGCGCCCAAAAATGAAATATGGCGATAGGCGGACGTTTAAGAAATCTCATTGGATAGGTAATTTGATAACTAACTGATTCAGAGTTAACTAAGTCATCAGGAATATCCATATAATTTTTGAATCTTATAATGGTGACAATCACACCACAAATTAATTCTAAACCGACACCAGATACTTTCAATTCACGATATTTTCGCGCGTTCATTTCTTTCCTCCTTTTTATCTATAGATGCCAGACAGATATCCGTCCAAATCATCTGTATCAATATCATTCATTTGGTTCATCGTTTCCTTATGAGCACACAAAAAAGCGACAAATCCATCAATCTTCTTTTTGGATTGCCGTTTGCTTGGTCCTTTTTGACCATTTATATTCGTAGTTACTACAACGTTTAATGTGCAATAAAGTAACAATGGATTGTCAAACAGAATTCTTCGTTCGTAAAATAGTCGTTCAACATCATCAAACGGTGAATTTAATACCCGTGGATATTGCGGAACTTCTACGCATTCGAGTCCTAAATTTTCGAATTTTTCGACTAACTTTTCGCTCATTGCCGGGTCATAGTTGATCTGTTGAATATCATAGAGATCCATGCAATCCTCAATGTATTGTAGGATTTGTTCTTGGTCAATTTGTTTGCCGTCACAGAATTCAACAAATCCTTGTTCCGACAATTCCCGATAAGGAACATTGTCCTCTTTCTCCCTGAAGTCTAAGTTTTCATTAGGAATAAAATAGAGCTGCTTTACTTTTAGTATTGCTTTTCCATCTTCATCCCATGTTGGAAAATTTAACGATACACAGGTTAAGTCTTTCGTTCGTGACAAGTCCAAACCGATATAACATGGTTCACCCATTAAATTGCCCAACTCATTTGAAGAAACCAAACATGGCTCTACCTGATCCTGTTCAAAAAAGTTATCTGCACCATTTACAAATACATCCAAATGCTTCGTTAAAAATTCGGCTTTCGAATGGGCGGAACGTTGAGCTGTTTTGAATGCTGATTCTAAAGCTGATAAATCAACCGAGATCCCCCAGTTCGGATTACACATTTCCCATACTTTTCTATCAGTCCAATCGTAATTTTTGTTGGGTTCATAGATTAAAACAAAAGAGGAATCATTGTCGTCACGTTTCAATACTTCTTTTGCCTCACGGTAAACGCGCATTCCCACTGAGCTGCTTCCTTTCCCAGCTGTTGAGATATTAAACATTAGTGGTTGTGGTAATGATATTTGAGCAGACTTGAAGTTGTCATACTGTTCCATTTTCTCTTGCTTATGCAACTCATCATTACAGACGAAATAAGGATTTGAACCCTCTATATTTTCGATATTTTTGGTTTGAACAATAAATTTATTTTTTAGTGCTAGATCTCCATCCAAGTATTCATAAGTGATACTCGAAACGGTGCCTTTGGGTCCTTTAAATATTTTTGTTCCTTCAAGCAAAATAGGATTATTTAAAATAGAGTCAGCGAATGGCTGGGCTGCATATTGTGCTTGGGCAAAGTCAGAAGCACAGGCATAACAGTTTACCGATAAAGCACCTTCACCATACATGGCGTATCCCAGTGCGCCTACTGCTATGAGGGTTTTACCGTTTTTTTTAGGAATTTGAACATAGGCCTCACGGGTTACACGAACAATTTGTCCTTTTTCATTTTCTCGAACCCATCCATATATCCAAGAGTAAATAAATTTTTCCCAAGGTTCTAAGATAAATGGTCGACCCACCATATCTCCCTTAGTGTGTACGATAAACGATTCAACCCAGTCCATCATTTCATTCGCACGATCAACATCAAACCAGACATCTTTTCTCTTCTTCCATCGATACCAACGATCGATCGCTAGACGAACGGCTTTTGGATACTTTGACTTGTTTTTACGAACTTGTTTAGCAAATAAATCGGCGTAATTTACACCCGGTTCTATCATGAGGTATCACCGGTTTTCTTTCGCCATTTGTTTCTATGAGCCGCCAGTTCATCAATTGGCTTTTCTTCTGGTCGAGTAATTTCTTCATCAAATCTAGCGGTTGATCCCCCAGTCACTCTTTTGCCTAACGCTGCTTTATTTGTTAACCCTAAATAATCGAGAGCCTTCATCTTTTTATCTGCCCAAAACTCTACTTGTTGGGCTAATGGATGCTTGGAAGGATTAGTAGCACCTGACTTGTTCGTGTATTTTTGTGTTTCTGGAAATCCTTTCTCTTTCCATAAAATGTACTTGTACTGATATATTTCATAAATATCAAGATATGATTCAATTAATGGATCAAGAGTGATTGTATATATATCTGACTCACGCATAATCGATAAAATACGCTGCTTTTCAACACTAATTTTTTCATCAACAATCGCTTTACGTTGCGCTTTTGTCGTCATTTTTATATACACCCCCCTTTTGTTTTTGAAAAATGTGACCAAACGACGTGCGAGACTCCCCCTACCCTATCCCCCGAGAAGAATAAGATTTAAAAATCGAATGGGGGGCTTTAATCAAAATAAGACGGGAAAACTTTTTTCTCGTCTGTTTCATTTTCTTCAATTACATGGCAAATTGGACATAATAAACGAATGTTATTCGGATCAAGCTTGAGCATATCGTTCTTCTTGATCGGTATCACATGGTGCCGATGTGCTTGCCTACCAAATACAAATCGACCACACCTTTGACAGCAACCGCCTTCTCTTTCATAAACATAATCTGAGACATCTCGCCACGCTTGTGTTCGATAGAACGGTTTATTCTCATGATGATAAATATCTTTCTTTTGCTGCTTCTTCTTACGTGAGCTGTCCGACCTTTTATGTTCGCTACAATATATGCCCTTATTTATTTTGTTTGTACATCCATCAAATTGGCAGTATTTCATTCATAATCAGATATCAGCGCAATAATATCTCCCTTAGTTTTTAGAGCGCTTGGAATAGTAATGTTGTTTTCTTTTGCATACTCTCTTAACTGTTTAATCGTCATACTATCCAGTTGAGAAAGTTCTTCTTTCAAAGATTCTTGTTGCATTTCTTCAACGGGTTCTCCATCTAGATCTTCTTCGTTGTTTACATCACTATTCAAAATTTCCGCTTTTATCGTTCCATTGATTATTTGTCCTGCACTTAGATTAGGAACGATTACTTTATCATCTTCAGGAGTGATCATTGATTCGGGATTCTCTGCGATTTCAAAATCTGGCCGCTTACCCTTTGGAACAAAAATAGTCTTCTTCTTTTCTGTATCCCAGTATTCTGTACCTGCAATACTTTTTCTGATTTCTACTTTCATTTACTTTCTCTCCTTATAGTTTGTTGACAATACTTTACAACCCATTGACTCGTACCAGCTAACCGTTTCTTTTAGATTCGGTAGTGTGTGTGAAATAATGTTTATCCTCAGCATTGCGTAGTCCACATACCCATAACTTGCTCCAAACACTTCTACTTGTACATGATTGCCACTCCATTGACCATGTGTATTAGGATTGTTTTCTGCTTCAATAGCCTTCTTATAAACCTTACCTAATCCAGCTGGAACTTTTAATTGCAACATTGCCTCATGAAAATCTTTCAACACAAATCACTCCTTCAAATCTTTTCGAATACATAATATAATCACAAATACTCTAAAATCGTTCTATCCCTTGATACCATTGGTTTAATTACTGATTATTCAAGATAATTAAATCAACTGTTTATATCCTGTGGATAACTCATGGTTTCAGTAAAGTAGCTCTCCAACAAATCATTGCTCACCTTGAATAGAATTTCTACTTCTTTCTCTCCGTCTTGCTCTACTCGTTTAACAATGGAGTATTTGCCTTTTCGCTTATCAATCGCCACTGTTGCTCCTTTCAAGCAATACACGATTCCATTTAATACAAGATTCACTTGAGCAGTCATTCGCATTCCTCCAAATAAAAAAGACCACTCATAGTGAGTGATCTCGGTTATGTATTGACCGGCACACCAAGTAGCGTACGAAGAGGAGCTACTCGCTTTCTATATTAGATGTATGTGCCGGTCGTTTTTGATCGTCTTGCAAACAATCGTTAAGAATAAAGAAGGAAAGCTGTTCACCTCCTTCATATATTCTTTATTTGGTGTAGCCTGTGCAGCAGACCACGATTTATATCAACGGCTGAGCCGTATCAATACATATGTTGCCTTCCATTTTTTTAAAGCAGTTTTCTGAGCGTCTTACCTTCGTTATTCAAGAGCCATACCTGAGAAATGAGATAACCCTTGAACTCTTCTGCAGTATCGAGGTTGAAAGAATTGTCTTCTTCATCAATTGAAAAAGAATGGACAGTGCCATCATTGAAATGAACCATCAAAAATCCTTCGCAACGATTAGTGCGATTGACTCCCTCGATGATATCAGTTCTTAACACAGCTTCTTTGTCTGTTCCAACATCACTCTTCAAAAATTTGTCAATTTGTAATAACATAGTAAATCTTCCTTTCTGTCTGTCTGTTTTTATCAAAAAAAATTAACGCTTATTTCGATTATTGGATTTCTTAATCTTTTTGACAATATCATAATATCTCTTTCATTGACGGTTTCGCGCCGGAATTATTCCGGCTCTTTGACGGGTATAAGTCGGAAAGTTTCCGTTTTTTTAACAATTAACTGTAATTCAAAACAGAACTGTATCATTGCTTCTTTTGATTCATCAGTTACAATATCTTTCCCTAATGGCACTAAGTCTAGTATTTCACTAACTGAGAAACCTTGTAGATATCTTAGAATGAATATCTGCCTTCTACGTTCCGTGATATCGACTTTTATAGGATGAGATATTCCAGCAAATCCTCGTGCAAATAGTTGATGCAACTCGTTGAACTCAGCAAGGTCATCTTCCCTCTGGATCAATAGTCTTTCTGCTTCTCCACTTCCACTGTTTGCGGTTGAAGGAGGAATCAAACTAAAAGACTGAGTCGTTTTAGGAATTCTAGGTTGGCCGATCTTTTCCCTGGAATTTTTATATGCTCGAAGGAAAGCCTCAAAATTAGTTTTTGTTGTGGACATATCAATCTCATCTGTGGTCGGTACTTCATATTTACTAACATCAAAAAGCGCCATACTTTCGATTCCTCCTGTGCTATAATGTTATAGATAGGATAACGTTTAGCACTGAGCTGAGGCTTGGTGCTTTTTTATTTTCTCGCTTGTATTAATAATTTTTTTTGAAACGGAAACCATTGCAAACTTTTGCAGACTGAATATCAACTAAAATCTTCACACCCGTTTTCCCCACAAGTGCTGAATATCTCGTTTTATCCACCATCTTTATATCTTTCAATTTTTCATATCCATGAATCTTAGCGACAAGATTAACTTCTTTGATAATTTTGTTCATGTAATTCTCCTCTATTGGCGACGATCCCGGATATATTCCGATTTATCATTCTTCTTTGTTGACTGCGTGAAAACAATAGTTTTAGATGACAAATCTGTATTGTTCGCGATACGTAAGAGATTCTTGTTAATGTCATCTAATGCTTTGACAATTAGCAAAATAGCAAGAGTTCCAGTTAAATATGCCGCTTTATGATAATCATTCATCAATAAGCAAACAACTGTCCAAATAAGGATTATCAACGGAACAAATTCATATACCGTATTAAATGCCTTTTTTATCATCCTTCCACCTCCAACAACTCTGGATTTTCGTAGATATTGCCGATAACTACGAACTGATAAATCGAACTACCTAATGAGTTCATAAATTTATCATGTCCGAAGCTCTTTTCGTCTAAATAAAACATTGTGTTTCTTTTTGAATATCTAACCAAGCCTTTTATTTCAAAAGGAGTACTCGAATCGGTAGTCAGATGTTGTTGTCCGACAACTACATCCCCCTCAAATATCTCCACACCATTCTTGTCCTTAAGGCCTGTGGACATCATCAGATTTCTATATGGCGTTCCATTCCGATCTGTTTCACTAAGCCTTGTTGTATAATCCAAATCTTCCTCGTGATCAAACCTAAAATTTACACTGTCATCAAATTCTTCTCTGACACTATAGGACATTCCTTTTCCATGTATCCTTTGTCTCTCTGGGTCCCACTCTCTAAACTTCGGTATCATATATTTCACATCCGTTTCTATTTTTGTTGTACAATAATTATTGAGCTAACAATAAAATACTTTGTCCTTATTAGCTCACTGACCGCTGACAGCCCAGCGGTCTTTTTTTATATTTATTTTTGGTGTACAATACATTTGAGCTAGATCACAATAGTTACTCTATAACCATTATGAATACCCCCTAGCTCACTGACCGCTGTCACCTCATATGACGCGGTCTTTTTTATGGTATAATTCAGACGAGCTAGATTCTTCCTTTTTAATTTCATTAAACTGAAAGCATATTTCAACTAGCTCGTGAGCCGCTGATAATTATCAGTGGCTTTTTTCTATGCAATAGGGTCGGTTAGCTGAAGAAACGTTTGATGTTCTGTTTAAGCGTCTCTAGGGCACCGTCATGTGTCTTTTCAAGCTGTCTGACATAGTTTTCTGCCATTTCTATCCCATCTAAATAACCTTGAGTGTATGCGTCCTTATAGGTCGGATATTTAGGATCAGTATGATTAACTTCTTCAATGGTCCACAAGTTATCTAATTCATCTGAGAATTTCATTTTGCTGCCTCTTTCAAAATCTCTTCTGACCAACCTTTTAAGAACTCAAGCGCTTCGGTTAAAGTCTCATGGGTACTCATTATCGAATTGCTAATGTCGGGACTATCAATCAATACTGAAAAATTCTTATCTTCTGTAAAAACCAAACTATAAAATGTGCCATCAGAAAAATATGCTTGAAAAATACTCTTAGCCTTATCCATTTTTCATTCCCCATTCCGCGAATGCTGCTAGGACTTGGAGGAACTCTCTTTGCGTTAAACGATCTGAAATAATATCGGGCTCCACATCATCCTCAAAGTACCAATAAATTGCAGATTCAAAAGAGCATCGTTCTTCCTTTTCCTCTTTCAACCACTCCAACACGATCTGCTGATTTTTGTTGAGTTTATCTTGATCATACTCAGCTATCTGCTTCCTAAGCTTCTCAATGTATCGCTCGTCAGATTCGATAGCATAATCGTATCGTTCGCGAATTCTGTAGTAACCAGGTCCTAATCGCTTTGTTTCGGCTAAATGTTCCTGAGTATCCTTAAGGATTGTTTCGAGCTGTTTTTTTGTAAAACCTGCCATCGATCACACCTACACTTTCTCGACTGGCACCGCGAACTGCCAGTAACGTTCGTCAATTGCTTTGATTTCTTGTTCGGTTAATTGCGGTATAGATTCGAAAAAATCACTATAACACTGCATACCGTCTTCCATCAGATATGAAAATTTTGACCCATGTTTCTTCTTTACAGAGGGAAATAGCACCCGATACTTCGGCTCTTCCTCGACCTCGTAGCCGTTCCAGACTGCGTTGATAGCAACTTCTTTGTTCCAGCAAACCCAATCAGAAAGAGTGCTGGAAGTTCTGTCGTTGTTAACATCTTCAAAGCCATTGCCGAAACCAAACTGGCATATTTTCCATAACGCAAAGTCGGTGGCAGACTTTCCCCACCTTTGTTTAATCTGCTGATACCATTCATCAAATTCTTCTGGCACCTTGACTTTCAGCGGTTCGTCCGCAGTATGCATGTTTCTCACTACTATAACTGCATTCATAAGTCCTTCATTGTATCCTTTATCCCATGAGTCACTAGGACAGTTCCTTAGACGACTATTCAACTGATTGGCTAGTTCTTCTTTTTCTTGTTTATTCATAAATACCTCTTTTCTTCCTTGATACGCTGAGTTAACGTAGATCATCAACTTTTATTTCTAAAGCGTCTGCTAATTTGCAAGCTAACTCAAAACTTGGTTTCTTTATTCTTCCCATTTTTAAATCTGATATTGTTCCAGAATGAATCCCCATTTTCTTTGCAAGTTGTTCTTGATTCAAACCGACGATTTCCATATTTTCTTTTACTTTATTCCACATGTGTATCCCTCCATAGTCACAATATATAGTGTTATCGCATTGTTAATCCCATACGTATCGTATATAATTGCAAGTGAATAATGCGTCTGCCAATGTATTATTCAACCATCAGTGAGTGGTCCACTGAAATAATGATAAGGAGGTTTAGTTATTATGGTAAAAAAAGATGATTATCGTTCACAATTTGTTGATCATATTACTATGTTTGCACAAGAGACCAAATATAATTTAATCATTCAAACTTCTGGAGATACGATCATGGGTACTCCTGTTAATTTTGATGATGATGACATGGTTTCTCCAACAATTGACGCATTGCTCAACACGTTTGCTAAAAGTCGTGAAAAAGTAATTGAAGAAATTCAAAATGATCCTGATCAACAACTATCTGTGAGATCAATTTTTCTGAAAGACGTTACTATTATTAAATCCCACCCGATAAAGTTACCTTTTTTGGTAGTTTTTGTTGAGGAGATTTCTGCGATTTCGTTAGGTAATCTTGATGAGGACTAATGAATTGTTGCATATCTAACAGAATATTTGTTTTTTGCTCCTTGCTACTCGCAATAGCTTGGAGCAATTCTTTTATTTCTTTTGGCGATCCTTCAATATTTATTTTCATTTTTTCTCATCCTTTCTGTGATAGGTGTCGTTTAGATAGCTATTAATTGTCTGATTGGCCTTATTTTTTCATTCTGATTTTCAATGTGCTATACTTTAATAATAAATTGTTTACATTTTCATTTGCTTACTTCATCGGAAACTGGAGTAAGCTTTTTTTCTGCCAACATAATGCGATCACATTATCCAATTATTTCTTCCACTTGCGGACTAAATCAGTTCTCTACTCACTGAGAGAACTTCTGATATATCAGAGTTGAACACCTCATCTATTTCCGCTTTTCCAACTGAATTACCATCTTCATCTGTTGCCCTTGAGAAAGTTTTATAAGCATCATTCTTGCTAATTTCTTGTAAATTAAACAAGTCGGGATATTCTAAAATATCTCCATCTATTTCTTGCGCAAATACCATTCGCATATCTTCTTCATCTTTTGCTTTGATTAAACAATAAGGTTCTTTTTGTTCATAAAATTTCATTGAAATCTTCCTTTCTTTTTGTCATTGATAGCCCCATTTATATGACTTTAAAAAAACTATTCATATTTAACTTCAAGCGATAAAGCGCTCGTGAATCTGTTTGAAATCCATTCCACTCACATCAATATATCCTTGCGTTGTTCCAATAGAACTATGACCTAGGAAAATCCTGACATTGTTAATTTCCATGCCCTGCCTTATAGCAAAAGTTGCAGCCGTTCTTCTAAATTTATGTGGATGAGCATGTACAACTCCTGCACGTCTAGCGATTTCTTTTACCATTTTCTGGATGCCGTTAGCTGTCATTGCTGTCCCTACACCATGCAACCCACAAATGATTGGTCCATGACTATGAGGTTTTATCTTCAAGTAGTTATCAACGGCAACTTTCGCTCGAGCGTTGACGAAAACGCGCCTTTCTTTATTTCCTTTACCAATAACAGTGATAGACCCTGAATGCTGATCGTAATTTTCCATTGATAACATCGTCAGCTCTGTTACTCTGCAACCTGTCGATAACAGTAATTCAAGAACCGCTTTTTCTTTTGGCTTGACACATGCATTTCTTATCAATTCGACTTCAATTGGTGTGAATGCTTTTTTAAGACGCTTTTCGACTTTGATTGTTTCAACTCTTGTTGCTGGGTTCTTAGAAATATATTCTTCTTCGTACAACCAACTGTAAAACCTGCATATCGCACCCCTCTCTCTATTAAGCGTCGCTTTTGAAATATGGTTCTCCATATCTCTACTTGCAATGTAGAGCCTAATATCATTAGTTGTTACCTCATTGAAAGGTTTACGCATATAACGATTAAAACGATCTACAGTGCGCATAGCTAATTCAATCGTTCCACTAGCTAATCCTCTTAATTTAAGCGATACGAAGTATTGTTTATAGGCAGCTAGGTCAGAGCTTTCGTCATAAATGATCACTTCATTTTTCGATTCTTCAATTCTGAATTTTGAGACATCCATTGTTAGAACTATCTTTAATCGTTGAAGCTGATTAACGGTCAAATCTGATTCCATGTGACGTACAACATTATTAATAAAATTTTCTACTGCTTCCACGTATGCTCCTTTGATTTTCTTTTCTACCATGTACCTGACAACCTAAAAGATCGAATCTTACTCCTGCTCGACTGGGCTTGCGTTTAAACATGGGATCAGAAGTTTCTTTATGGACTACATGACGAACACCAGAATGATCTTCTACAATAATCACGTTTGATGGCCGCCCATCTAAATAATTGATTTCCTCTCCTTCGACTGGCTCGCCGTAAATGTTAATAGTTTCCACTAATTATTAGCTCCTTTTTTGAAATCTGTACCTAAGACTTCTAATGCAAAATCCGCAAAAGATTCATCCGCATACTGTGTTAGGCGTGCAAATGGGACCACAATGTCGGTATCACTTATTTCCATATCCATTCCGACTTTGCCTTTATCCGAAAATGAGATTCTTGCTACATTGCCAATAAATTGTTTTTCCATCGTAAAACCTCGATCAAGTGCTTCTAGATTCAAGTAACAACACTTTTCATCTAAATTCATACGTCACCTAATTTCTTTTCGAATACACTACATAATCGCAAGTGCTCAAATACTTCTTTAACTTTTGATACAAAGCGATTTATGCCATGTTTCATTTTTTTATTGTTTTAACATCCATGCTTGATTGGCTTTTGTTGGTTTTTTCTTTTTCTGAGGCATAACTTTTGCCGATTCAGAAATAATCCGGCCGTCCTCGACTTTTACAACAAAACCACCTGCAGTGATTGCAGCAAGTTCAGCTAATTCATAATCATCATATTTTTGTGCGTGTTCACTTGTGGGTACACCATGACCGTTTTTATCCAAGTAACACATTGTTTTCACGACATAGCTCATGCCTACCTCCAAATTGTTTATACTATTTTGTTGTTGCATTATTCGATACAATCTTTAAGGCTAATTCTCTATACGCTTCATACGACACTTTACGTAAGTCCCAATAATCAAAATACTTGTTCTTCTGTTGATAGAGATAAATTTTATATCCCACCCAATACTGTTTAAAAAGATCCATAGCTCGTTGTTCTGATTCTTTCCCGCCACTTACAAGAAATGCTGCATAACTTTTCAGATATGGAACCATCACCTCTTTGTATTCTTTTGGTAAACTATTATGCGCCTTTTTGAGCAAATCATAATCATTCATGTTTGCGGCGCTCCTCAATTATTTTGTCTGCTTCTAACAATACATCTACGTCATCTTTCTTTTTTTTATTACTTAAAATGTGACTTGGGACTGTTTCTCTCCGTCGTTTATTGCTATATGAATGCGCTTGTCGTTCGTTCAAATACTCGTCAAACTTATTTGAAAACAACGTCTGAGGTCTGAGGTACTTATTCATTTTTTGATCTTTCAGCCATTGACTTGACTTAACATCAATAACTTTTATAAAATCATCCAATCGTTGTCCCTCATTCCAACGAGCTTTTATCAAGTCCTTCCACTTCTGAGTAACTTTAAAATTCTTTTCAGCAGTTGAATTCAAATGACTAATAATTTTTGAATAAGGTATTGAGTCGGGCTTGCTCGACATATGGTCTTTATTAATAGCTGTATTACTAAAAGATGTATTACTACCTTTGGCATTTTCTAAATACCCCCCTTTAGAATATTTAATAGGGGGCTTTAATTTATTTACTACCCTCATAGATCGCTTTAGTATTTCTTTGTTTGGACCATATTCGTATTCAACCTCAACATATCCTTTATCTTTTAATCCTTTTATGATTTGGGAACATCTGCTGGCAGTAAGGCCAAAGAAATCGGAAAAATGTTTATTGCTCGCAAAACAGCCATCTTCTCCAATATCCAAGCTATCAATTTCAACCAAAAAGAGGATTTCTCTATCTGTTAGATTCTCATCAAGCCAATAACTTGCTGGTATCCAAATACCTTTGAAACCGCGATTTGCTTTCGCAATTTTCCTCAAAGCTATCGCCACCTTTATATATTTTTTATTTTGCTGAATTGTTGCCCTAATTCATTTGTGTTCAATTTTGTATAAATAGTCGTAGTACCGATATTTTCATGACCCAATAGTTGCTGCAACACTGTAGAGTCTCCACCTTTATCCAAAAAGGACTTAGCAAAGTAATGGCGGATGGAATGTGGATATACCTTATCCTTATTAATTTTGGCTTTTCCGGCAATCGTTTTTAAGCTGGCACGATAGGTCGCTTGTCGTTTGTAGAAAATCTCTTTAACGATTCCGTGTTCTTCGGCATATTTTTTCAATTGTTTTTTTAGGAACTGCGGTATTGCAATTGCTCTCTGTTTGCCTTTATTTTCAATTATGATTAATTTGCTGTTGAGATCATTGGCACGAATGGAACAAGCTTCTGTAATTCGCACACCAGTATTTCCAATCAGTAAAATGAAAAGTCGCATTTCATCCGTTGTTGCATGTTGAATTAATCGTTTGTATTCTGCTTCATTGATTGATTCCCTATGTTCCTTGGTTTGTGTTTTGTACAGTTTTAAGGTTAATCTGCTACTCGCTTTACCTTCACGTTCCAACCAATTTAAAAATATGTTGATTGCGACAATTTTTTGATTGATCGTTTTCAATTTGTATTTTTTCCCTGGCATATATTCATCATTCTTTAAATGGTCCTTAAAATGGATCAATGCTTCTTTCGTCAGGTCTAACCCATGATTCAATAAGAAAGCATTAAGCTGATTTAGCGTATTCATATAATTCTTTTTAGTGTTTGGTCTGACCTCGTTTTCCATTAGGAACAATTCATAATCTTTCAAATCAAACATTGTGAATCCCTTCTTTCGAATACAAAATATAATCGCAAATCATTGTCTTAAAATGATCTGCTGATTGTGATATAATGATTTCGAAAAGAATAATTGCTTTAGCTACTCACTTCTGCTGGCCGGCGTAGTGAGTTTTTTTGTTCCTGAATCAACTCGTGCCAAGTTTTTTGACACTCTCTTACTTGTTTAGCTTTGATACTGGACCAATTATCTTGCAGCCATTTGTTTGCTGACTCATAGTCAAATGTTCTCATGTTGTTCAACTCCTTCGAATGGTCTTTTTGAAAAATCACTAGCAAAACAAACAACTCTGACTGCCAGTATTAAAATGACTGTAGCTATAAAGTGATCACGACCTACATAAACCAAAAATATTGAAAATGCTGCAATGAGCATATTTTCTAAAAAAGCAATCATTTCTAACTTCCTTTCCGTTGTATAATTTCCTTATCAGTGTGACAGACTGAAATAACTGATATGGAGGTGATAAAATGAATAGAGTCATAATTAATTTCAAAGTTAAAAAGGAACAATCATTTTTTGGTATCGAAGAAGTTATTTTAGACGGTCAATCATTTGATCCTTTATCAATTACTGCGTCTGATTTAAAAACTTCTAAATCATTAAACCTAAAAGGTGATGGACAAAACGTTGCTATACAAACTACGGATATTTTATCTTTTCACTGTCTAGCTGATTAATAGTGGGCAAGCTTACGTGCTAGTAATAACCATGCAAGTGATTTAGTTTGTTCTAAATCGGCAGGAATTCTTTTGCTAAAAAGAGATAGATTGCTGTTAATCAATTCATCAATTTGATTGAGTTTGTTATCATGATCTTCATCAAGAACTTTTTTACTAGCAAATACTTTTCTGCCGTCTATTGTTATGTTGTTCTTTTGCTCCTGGCTACTCGTAATAGCTTGGAGCAATTCTGCTATTTCTTGTGGCGTTGCTTCAATGCTAATTTTCATGTTGTGGCCTCCTTTACTCCGAATGGATCACTTTGTAGTCTTTCGATTGCATTTTGCATATCATTGACATTTTCAACGAGTTTTACTTTTAACTCTTTATTCGCCTTAGTATCTTCTACCAAAGTACTGAGGCTATTTGCTATGCTTTCTAAAGCTGTTGCAATTCGTTCATCTGTAGTCATTGGTACTTCCTCCCTATGCTGTTTCCAAATCTAAAGTCATTTGTCTAACTTGCATCTTTGTAGCCGTGGACGGTTCCCAATCGTTAATGAAGTCTAATACTGTTTCATAATGTCTGTTGCGTAGCTGTGTTCTTGTAGATACGCCTGTTACTGCTTTAACGCCTGAATTGATGTCTTTATGGAGCTTTCCCCGTTGTTCTTGAGTAAGCCTACCGAATCCTCGAGCAACTTCAGCGACGCGTTGGTTAATACGACGACTGATATACCCATAATCGCCAGCGCTTAAAACAGTGTTCTCTTCTAAATCTGCTACTCGTGTGTCCAATTCGTCGACACGCTGGTTGGTTTCCTCATTAGCTTGCAGGGCTAAAATTACTTGTTCTCGCTGAGTAGTAGCAATTTTAGGCTGCTGTTGAATGTATTCTTCCATTTGGTTGAAAGCTTCAATATATTTAAATTTGAACGAATCAGCTTTACGACCTGAAAAGCCAAATGCAATAAATGAAAAGCCATCTCTATTCATGTAGTACAATCGTTGCGTTCGACCACGAGAATCTTTATATTCCCCTTCCGCAAACATGTTTTTGTAATGAGCGGAATTTTCCGCCGATTGAATTTTGGTGTCAATTGCTTCTAAAACGTCTTTATGTTGCTTCTCAAAATTATCTGCTACTTGCAAACTTGTTGTGACCGCTTGGCGATCTTTCATGATTACTAAATCTGTCATTGTGTTATGTCCTTTCGTTCTGCTAACAATTCATCGATTGCTTTTTCTACGCGCTGTTTACGATCTTCGCGCATTTCAGTACGTAGCCATACAGATAAGTTACTTTGAGCGATACCAACTTTATCGGCTACCTCCCAGTACAAAATACGATTTGATTCGATTGCGTTTCTGATTTCTTGATTTGCTTTCATTGTGTTACCTCCTTATTTTCTTGCAACATATTCATATAAAGCGATACTAGAAAAACGCCATCCGTCACCAAGTTTTTGACCGGGCACAACGCCTGCTCTTGCTTGTGCTTTGAGATGAGAAACTGAAATTTTTAAAAATTCAGCAGCCTCCTCAGTATCCCAAACTTCATTTTTTAATTCGTTTTCGGCTAAAAGTATTTTGAGATCATCTAGGTTTACTAGTGCTAGATTTGTCATAATTAATCCTCCTATCTGATTTTGTACCGTGAAACGATGTCCGTGATTTGTTTCCAATGATCATCAGGGTTGTTCAAAATTTTTCGTAAGTACTGCTCAGTGATGCTTAAAGCACTTGCTACATCAGGAATGCTCCAATTATTTTTTTCAAAATGATCCAATATTTTTTGTTTCGTCTCCTGCGCATTAGCCATTTTCAATTCTCCTTTCATATATTTTGTAAACAAATTTAACAACTGATTTATTAACAGTGTTGACACTCGTAGATTAATAATCTATACTGTATCCATAGTTAAATAAGACATAAAAATAATAATTTATGGCTTTCTTGGCGGTCAGCTCATTCTAATTAGGTTTATTTTTTTGTTGTCTTTATAGCTGTTAAATTCGTTTACAAGACATAGTATAGATTAATAATATATATTAGTCAAATTTTTTTACATTATTTATCTATACTTTTTTTGTAAGCGTTCAGAAAGGTTGTTAAATCAATGAATACTTACGAAAGAATAAAAGAACTTGCTAAAGAAAAGAAGATTTCAATTAGACAATTAGAAAAAGATTTCGGATATTCCAATGGGTATATAGGGAGTTGGAAAAGACAGACGCCTAACTCTATTGAATTAACTCGTTTAGCAGACTATTTTGGAGTATCCGTCGACTATCTGTTAGGCCGGGAAGAAAAAACTTCTTTAGCGGAAAAACATGGTGTGTTTGCTTTCGATGGTGAGCCTGTAACGGATGAGGAAGTGGAATTTTTGAAATCTGTATTGGCAGCAAAGAGAGCTACTGAAAATAAATAAAGTGAAGTGAAATTTTATGCATGAAGTCAATGATCACTTATTGAAGTTAGTAAAAAGTCTTGGTTTGGAATTGCTTTTTGTAAATATGGAAAGAAGCGGAATTTATTTTTCTGAGGAAAAAGCAATATTTTTAAGCAATAATCTACTTGATGAAAATTCAGATTTTGAAATTTCACATGAACTAGGTCATTGTATTGAAAAACACGAGGAACTATCCGCCTACTACAACTCAACTGATTATAGTCGGCGTAAACTAGAATTCGAAGCCAACAGGATAGCTATAGAGATATTATTATTTATATGGTCTAACGAATACGATTTCGACAAGGAACAGCTTAATACTGTTAGATTCATGGAATACTACAATATTCCTTGGAGTTTAGAAGGCTGCGTGCGTGAAACCATGAAAAACTATGGATAAATAAAAAGCCCGTGCTGCGAACACGGACCTGATCAACCTCATAAGAGCAGTCTTTCAAAATTATTTTATCATGGAATGGGGTTTTAACAATGTCAAAATTATTATGTGCATTATGTGGAGAAATTATTCCGTTCACCGCTTCTCGTTATACAACTATGGATAAGTACAAAATATGCAAGAATTGTTTGAAGAAACATCAACTTACTACTCTTTCTGTTCAACAATATTTACTAAACGACTTGAGTAGTGGCGGACGGCTTGAAGAAGTAACTAATCAAAGTAGAAACGCTCAAAGAATTGAGGAACAACTATCTCAATTAGGTCTACTTGATACTTTCGGAACGAAAAAAGAAATTAAAAGTCTTCCGGATTACATTGACAATGATGAAGATGTTAAGTATGTAACGTCAGGATTTTATGACGGTAATACTATCTTACTCGTTTTAACCAATCAAAGAATGCTTTTCTTGGATAAAGGGATGCTGTACGGTGTTAACAAAATAGAAATACCAATTGATAAAATTAATTCAGTATCTTATAAAAAAGGAATGCTCTTATCAACTTTAAAAATGTTCAATGGAGCCGCTCCTGTCGAAATAAAAAATATTGATAATAACACAATTGAAAGATTGACAAAAGAAATCAATTCAGCAATTAAAGAGTATTCAGTCTCTAATAGTCAACCGATGAATATCAATCAAAATTCTTTTTCAGCAGCAGATGAAATAAAAAAATTCAAAGAATTGTTAGATCTTGATGTAATTACACAAGAAGAATTTAACGAAAAGAAAAAAGAACTTTTGGGTCTTTAAAAAAGCACCCACTCTTCCTGCAAAAGACGAAGTGGGTGCTAATAATTAAACCTGATCAATAGGCTTATTTAACTGTGCCTATTGTATCAAAGAAAGAGAGTTGATTCAATCGTGGCCAGAAAGAAAAGTATAGAGCTAAAAGGGTATATTTCAAAGATTGGAAAAGGGCTTTATAGGTTACGGGCTTCATTTGGGTATAAATCTAACGGTCAGCCCAAATGGATTGGCAGTGAAAACGTAGATGCAAAAAATGAACGCGAAGCCTATCGTCTTTTAGAGGATTGGTTGGAACAATTCGAAGGCTTAACATCTGAAACGTTAGATTTCGCAGATATAACCTTTGAAGACTTTTATACCAAGGTGTGGTTGAAGGAAGGTGCTGAAGGGTTGTCGCTTGAGCCAAAGACTTTTCACAACTACAAGCAAACAATTGAATTAAGATTCCTGACCCCACTTGGTTTACTCAAACTAGTTGACATTAAACCGTTTCAAATAAAGCAGATAATCACCAAGTCGGTGCGTCTAAAACCGGATGGCACACCTAATCCAGATGGCAAGCCTTTAACTCGTGCAACAAAGCAACGTATGTTGTTTGCGATTAATAATTTATTCCTTTTGGCTAAAAATGAATATACAATCATCAAAAACAATCCTTGCGATATGATCACTTTGCCGAAAGCAAAAGGCGAAAAGAAAAATGTGGAAGACCCTTATTCTGAGGAAGAAATTGAAAATTTTTTAAAAGCTGCTTTCGGAGAAGAGTTACATCTCAAAACATTACTTCTCACAGCTTTTATCACTGGGGCACGCGAAGGTGAGTTAGCAGGTTTAGAAGAAAAGGATATTGACTTTGAAGACTTAACTATTCGATTTCATCAACGCGTATCTGAGATTGATGGCAAATCCGTGGTATTACGCCCTGGACTTAAAAACGATGATGAAGAAAAGATCGTTACGATTCCTCAATTTTTAGCTGACTTTTTGAAAGAGCTTATTGCACGAAATAAAAAGTCTCGCTGGAAATTAGGTATTAAAAAGCCCAAGCACTATTTCATCTTTGATAATGTTTTAGATGGATCAACACTTCCAAGACCTAGCTACATGTATAAGAAATTCAAACGTTTCACCAGACGCCACAGTTTGCGCCATATTCGATTTCATGATATTCGGCATACATCAAGCCACCTATTGGCTTAA